GGCTAAAATAGTTTAAAAACAAATTATTTTTATTGTTACACACTTATACATTAATTAAGCTTTATGCGCAACAGGTCCTAGTTAGAACCAGAATTTTGGTATCGCCTCGGCTACTCCAAATTCGATAAAGTTGACCACAGCGCTATTCGGTGAAATACCCACTCGACAAGTTTTATTATCACACTTCGAATTACACACTGGCGGAAAGATCCTGTAGCACCTCTCGCATCGACCAATTGACTTGGCACGACGACGTTTGGCGTAACGGGAACGGCCCCCGCCCACACGACGCTCTGTGGCCATCCTAGCGATGTGAACACACAGATTGATATCTAACACACCAAACTTACTACAGACTAGTATCACACTTAATAACCTCTTGATTTCCTGATTATGCATTGTTTGCGTTCCTGTGATTCCTCACTATCTCCGCACCTTGCAGACCTCCAGTATATTCGGTCTCAAGATTAGCAAACCTCTCATTCCTGTTAGCCTTATCCAGAGCCATTCTTTTGTGAGCATTGTGTGCGATGCACTCTTCAGGGGTCGGCCTCCTTATAAGCCCTTCGATCGGCTGGATTGCAGCTGGATTTGTCACATAATCAAATGTGTCAAAGGCAGCGAACCTTGCATTGAACGGAAAGCCCATAGCCTGCCAATCCGATGGAGGCTGGTTTCTAACCAGCATACTGTTCCAGACAACTGGCGCATACAACCTACACACCTTCCTGAGTCCAACGTTCTTCATGATCGCAATGATTGCATCAATTGGCACAGCGCCCCCTTCATACTCTATGCTTCCATCAGGATCGAGGAAGACAGAACTGCTGACACTAGCACACATTATGACAGTTTTCAATATCACCGAAGTCACTTGCTCAGTAGGCACTCCAAGCCCAGAGATTGCAGACACAATTTTGGCCATCTGCTCTGTGTTGGCCATGTTGTTGGAAACAGAACGCACCTTCATCTTGAACAGCTCATCAATGGAGAATCTGCCATATGGGTTCGCCGGATTGCGGCGCATCTCTGGAACTGGCTCCAGATTTGGTCTCCCTATCTCAAAGGCCACATTCTGCAAGTTAGAATTGTGCCTCTCCGAATTCAGCCTCTCAATTAGCGTGGATAACCTACGCTCCAACAGGCTCTGTTCATTTTCCACACGACTTTCTGAACCACTTGAAGTTGGGACCACCGGATCACTCTTCTTGCCCTTGCGATCCACTTCCCTCCTGGCCACCTCTGCTTTGATTGCCTCATCCCTAGCTGCTGCCTCGGCTCTCTGTTTCTCTTCTGGAGTTGACATGTTTGTTAATCGGCCCCCTGCCTGCAAACCTAAAGGTCCAATTTCAGAGGTTTGATCTTGGTTATAGCCTGTAGTAACTCTGCAGTCAATGGGCAGTTTGAGAGCGTTACAGATTCTCCGGTAATTTTCAGGATGCAATTTTCTCTCTGTACTTGCAGCAGTATCCACAGTCCTAAGCAGCCCCCTGCAGCCACAGCTAAAACATTCAGTGTTGCCTGCCGCATGTTTGGCACCTCTCCCCTCTCTTGCTAAGGTAAGTAATGAGCAGGACAAGTGTGATGCAAAGCAACCAAGGTTGTTTACACCAAGCACTGCCTGCCTCCACAGAATTGAGCTTCTTTGGGTGATTATACAGGATGTGCTTTGTGCCGTCGCGGTAAAACCCCCCGTGGGGCAGTGAATGGTTACCGTCCCCTGCGAAGGGAAGAGTACTTCTCGTGAGTAGCCCAAGTGATAGAGCAATCGAAAGTCCGATAGCTGCGCACAAGAAGCTCTGACTGTAGTTAGGAGGTGGTGTAAGTGGCATCTGGACATAAGATCAGAAGATGCTTTCTGTGCCGTGTGAGACCTTGGAACACCTTTGCTCTGTCCTTACTTGGCGGCGAATTCTCCCCTGTTACAAAAGTCACACTTTCAAAAGTTTTCCCTCGCACTTCCTCAATGCAACGGCACTCTAGACCATGTGCCCTGAGCAATCTCCCTACTTCCTCTTCGTAGAAAATGATTTGATCCCTGGGTTCAACCTTGAAGATGTCTGAGATTTGCACACTATCCTCCCCTTCGGCCTGAATGTCAAATTCCAAGCTCCTCAGTAACTGCGCTGTAGTCTTGCCAAACCTCTTGGAAGTACTGTTAATGAAATGGGCTTCCCTAACTTCACCTGTACCACCTTGCAATGGGTCAGCGAACACAGCGAAAGCACTCTCAATCCACCTACCACTCAAATACTCGTCAACAAGTAGAAATTGGCAATCTGGGATTGCTTCAGCTCCTCTGATGTACGAGCCTAAAAGGTTTACTGTGTCTGGCTCACCAAATGTGACTGCTTTGAACCTCCGGTCCGACCCGATCAACTTTCTAATCACAGTAGACTTTCCTGCCCCTGGAACGCTATGAACGACAATGGGTAAATCAAGATTTGACCTTATTCTAGTAAAACCGCACTCTAATAACACTTTAACTAAGATATCCATACATAATCAAACTATTTGCGATTACCTAAGCTATTCTACCAAACCCCTACTGAATACAGAACTAACATCAGACTTTAGCAAGTGCTTATTCTTCACAATGACACGCACACAATTGTACATTGCTTCCAGCTCCTCCTCATCCATGTACTCTTTCACCCTCTCTCCAAGCTTGTAGGCATAAGACACTTCGATGGCGTAATTGTCAATACAATTGTGCAGATTGTTGGTCTCCTTGGCAATACACATCCTCTCGTACACCAGTTGGGGCTTCTTGAAAATGCCATCCTTCGTGAGACTCCAGCCGCAAAAAGTCGGGTTCGTGGTCTTTTGGACCTTTGCCTTCAACTTCAGCTTACCGAGAAACTTCTCATGCTCTTTGGACACCCTCAAGTTCTGGTTGCTGCACATGTCATCCCCCGCGAAGCAAATGCAAGCACTGCTAGATAGGTCATACCTCAAGAAGGTAAAGAGCATATTAGCCATGGTATTGAACAAGAAGGTGCTCGCTTCTCCTGAAAATCGCATTATCGCGAAGTTCCCCAACTTGCTGCCCAAGTGAGTCTTGATGTATTTGTAATCCTCAATCAAGTCATTTGGAAGTCCCAAGTATCTCATTAAGCATATCTCAAATGCCACTATGTATTGATCTTGGCTGGCATCAAAGGCCTCGTAGTCTGATTCTGTGCACACGCCTGTGAACTTTGACTTGAGCACCCAATCATTCAACTCTTCTAGACCCTTGCCTGAATGCATATAGTACTTCTTGGGTAGCACCTCATGCAATTTCTTCTCAATGTACCTCATGTAAGGTGCGAACCGGCAAAGCACTGAGTGCTGAAAGCAGACGATTGTTTGCGCTGCCTTTGCCTCTCGAAATCTGTTGTCAAACTTTGTGCACAACTGTGATTTGGAGAACACCATCCCCACGTCTGCCAACCAATCTCTACATGACCTGTTGCTATGATTCTCGATTGTTGCTGCACTCTTGCTGGTCTTCTTCTCTTCAAAATCATGCAGTGCGCTCGCCATCATTTCTCTATTGTGCATCCTCTTGAGCGGTACTCTCTTTAGAAATTCCTTCAGTAGGAACGGCCCATAAGGCATGGCCATTTTCAACTTTGCATTTTCCCTGACGGGATCTGAAAATCTTAGCCTCTTGCGAACAGCCATGATGAAAGTGACCGTGTCTGCTGCCCTATGCCTTGGGTATATGGTTTCAAAGCGCTCTGCTGCATTGGTCAGTTGTTTGCCCAGCTGCCTTGAATGCTCATCTGTGAACTGCTCAGACACAAGGTATCCCATTCTCTTTTCTCTCACCTCTTTGCTGAGTATCTTGTGGACCCAGCGTGACCTAACGCCTTCCATCTCACACGTGGGTAGGTGCGTCTTGAACCATTCATCCTCCAAAACCTCCTTGACCACCTCTACCTCTTCCTGGTCTTCAGTCTGGAAGAGATTTATCATGCTCTTCAGCCATGGGTCACCAGCCAGCTTATCTTCTCGCTTGCCTTCATCAGCCCCTATTTTCTCAATATCAAAACCACGGACCAAATCGGGTTTACCTGGCAGTAGCGCTATTAAGTCATCCACCTTGGAGCTTTTGCACAAGAACCGGCCTAAAACCCTCTTAGCATAAGTCAGCTGAATTAGTGGCCAGGCTGCAGTTCCTGCGTTCACTAGGACGATCTCCTCTCTGAACCTACTCAAGGCTGTTACCCATCTCCTTTCGCTCGCGGTTGCTGAGGCTGCAGTTATTAGCAAGCAACCTCTGTCAAAGGTGACACCAGTTGATTCCCCAAAGGTGTAACATTTGCACTCCGACCCAAAGAAGCCCGCCACTATCTTCTTCTCCTCAAAAGAGCTCACCAGGCATACGGACTTGACGTCGGACAACTCCTCCATACAATCCAGCCCTTCTATCAGTCTGAGCTTCTTGTGTAGACCCCCTTTCATCTCCATCAAGCATGGTAACCTACCATTTAGATCCTCATTCCGGAATCGGTGGGACAAAATGTTGTACCTGTAACCCGCATCTCTTAGCACATGCATCACATCAGTTGGAATTGCTCCCAAAGTGGCTCTATCCCTCTCGTTATCATAATCACTCTGGCAAGGATCTCCAATGCAAAAAAGGGTGCATTCTTCCTGTATGCGCATCAGCATTAGATCTAGGTAACCCGGTGGGAAAAGTTGGATCTCATCAAGAATAATCACGCTACCACCTCTGTACCGATCTGCCTTCTTCAGAGCAGTCTCAAAAGTGCTCGAGCTGAAGTACTTTGTGCTACCTTCCCCTCTCTTCTTCTTCAAGTCGCCAATTAGTTTGGTGAAATCTAAACACAGCGCTTTTCTGGGGCTCACATATATCAGACTTTTCCCAACCGCCTGAATGAGGAATTTCTTGAACAAGGTACTTTTTCCACAACCGAACACCCCAAGAATGAAATGCAATCTTACACTGCTCAAATTTGGTTGCTCAGGGTACAAACTCCCTTCTCCATTGAACAGCGAGGAGCACAGAACTCCAGTATTACCTTCCACTAAGCACTTGGCCAACAACCTACCTCGGCCCTCATCCGGCTTGTATGACACACTTGAGCTTATATTATAGAGGTCTCTCAACTTTAGCAGGCTCAACCGCCAGGGATTCATTTCTCTTGTTAGTGATGCATGTTTCGCCTCAAGGGTATCCTTAATCAGACTCAGATGTTTGTCGCTCAGTTCAAACACGCCAGGGGTTGTTCCGCCCTCATTCATAACCAGGGCAGTCTCACCATCATAGACAAATGCCTTGATGTCAAAACACTCAAATATTTGAGGTAAGCGCCCACTATCAATACCTTCCCCAGAAAGAAGCCACTCCTCGAAGTCTTTACCCAACTTCCCATGAACCACCTTCTGCACATCTTGAATTCTCCTTCCGAGTAACTCTGAGATTGCTCTTAGCACACAAGCTTCAACCATTTCCACTGCTTCAAAGTGCCAACCCTCGCACCATAGCATGCAGCTGCCGTCGTTGCCTTCTCTGCAATACCTCACCATATGCTCCTGTTTGACATCATAGACATGGATGTCTAAGCCGAAGTGTGCACACGCAGCCACTATAGCCTCGCACTGAGCCCAAGCATTCCCTACCAGCTGTTTGTCCAACTCCTCTTTGAACTTGGCATTGCCAATTTGCGCTCTCTTCAGACTGGAACGCATGGCCTGCACGCCCAAACCAGTGAAGTGCCCTAGTGCATACCAAAAACAATCACCACCACCGGGATTCTTGTGCCTACGCACCTTGCCTACATCGGGCTTCAATTCATGAGTTATCACCACCCCAGTCTCTTCAAGCTCTGCACTAATTTCTGTGGTTACCTCCTTACTCTCCCCGTCGGTCCCGTTTCCAACCTGACCGACACTGGCCATCTTACCAACAATCAAAATCCTGCTCCCCTCAGCAGTTGGCACAATACCCATCTCATGTGCTTGAAAATCCTCCACAGTTAGCACGTGCCCCTCCTTCAAGGTGTACAGCCCTTCTCCGGCGCACTTAGCCACCAGATTGACCTCTCCATTCAGAACATACACTTCCAATACAGAGCCTTCATCAACTTGACCCTGCAAAATGCTTCGGACAGTGACTAACGCCCCCTCTGCGAGGTTCTTAATCACTGCCACATCATACTCACTCAATTCTGAACGGTGGAGTTCTAGATACATGTCGAGCCACTTTGGCCATTCCTGCACTAGCATCATTCTCCCCAACATTTCCTTCCCAACCCTGGCATACCATACTCCAGGGCCCACACCTTGAGTGACTACTTCTTCCATGAAAGCGTGCTCACCGATCGTGCTAAAAGGCCCCCTCAATTTTACCTTATTGCAGCAATTGAAGCCGTAGTTAGGCTCGATTTCCGGCACCGTAAATGTCGGCAGCGCTTCATGATCCGATAGCGCAAACACTTCCTCGAACATACAAAAGCCTGGGCCTGCGGATTCCTCTTTGGCCCCAAAAATATCGCAGCGAGCGACCCCATCATGAACCTCAAGCACCGGGCACTCCCATTCGCCCCACCAGTCAAGTTGCTCCTCTGTGCACAGCCGGTGGACATACGATCTCCTCCTTTTCTCCAAGAACCATGAAAGTTCACCTCGCTTGAATTGGATCTTCACCTCATGCTGCATTTCAGCCCAATTCTTCATCCATTTGAGTGTCCGGCAGTCCAGGTTAGATAGCAATAAATGCCCTAGTAGCCCGCAACACGCCTTTAACTTCGTGATGAACTGGATGAAAGTGCCACCAATTTCATCATGAGTCGGCGCATAGGTGTCCAAATATAAAGCGACGACTCGCCCTGCAAAGTACTTGACATCAAAGTCAACATAAATGGCGTGCCTATAGCTACCCATCTTTAGCAAACCCACATAAGGACTGCGGGTACGTTCCAGACTTTGACCACCCCAACCATTGTCCATCCTGCATAGTAGATCCATTTCATGCTCCTCTGGTTCTGCATTAAATACGTCCCACTCGAAAAAACTCGCGCCCTTTTTCAAGCTTACTAGATCAAGCTCTACAGTGAGTGCTCGGAGTGAGAACACAAATTGATCCAAACATACTGACCTCGCAGAACTTATTCTGCTGGCCATTGCAGGAGGCAGTGCAGCACCCAAATTGCCGAAAAAAGCAGTTAATTTGTCTGCACATAAAGCTGTGCGCAATGTGTCTGTGCCAATCACCAAACTACTGACATTCTTCACACGAATTGTAATTGCTTCTCCACTGGGGTCTGGCACCAATTGTGAGAACTTGGCCATGGCCGACTGCTTATCGGGCTTCTTCAAAGACCTGAGGTACCTATACAACCTCGACACCACATTAAGACTCACTGGAAAGAAGACCTGACCTTTGCTATCTAAACTACGCAAACCTTTACTATCGATAGCTTCAAAAGGGCCGAAGGATCTACGCTTTGGTGTAACAAGCCTCCCTCGCGTTAAACTAACCAAGTGATGCGCAAACTTGCTACATACAATGTCGACACTATAAACATCTCCATTGGGCAGCTCAATGTAGTTAGCCTTCAAGAGGTACCCACCGTTGAGCGGCTGTTCATACCCCTCAGCGCGTACCCCATCAGGATAAAAATTGAACCGCCCCTTGTGCACTTCATACTCATAGCACCATGGATTGAGCGACCTCTTTGAGCCTACAAATAGCTCCGGGTTAGGGAACACCACCGTAGCTAGCACGCACTGCGGCTTTATGACTTCCAAGAAGGTGCTTAAATCCTCTTTGGACCAGTAATGTAGCTCATCATGAAAGAAAAGGTTGCACCCCTCTTTAACATTAGGCACAAGTGCACGGAGTGAGTCAGAGTCTAGCAATTCCCTGTGCCTTTTTAAGCCCTTTATCTCACTTGAAGCATAGTAGACAAACTCATTGCCATACCTTATTTTATCTGCGCTAGTTACATACCTATTTATAGCAGTTACAGTGCTCATATTCTTTCTACGTTTTTTTAAAAAATTTAATTTACTTTCTTTTATTCCTACAAAGTAAAAAGATGGGTTAACTAAATTCGACACAACGCTATACAACAAAGTAATTTTCCAAGTTTTACACACAGGGTGCGAATGTGGGTAGCCAGCGTAAGGGCTCAAGTAAATACCTGCCTTACTTAAGTGCTCCTTAGCCAACGCTGGCATACTGTAGCAAAACCAAGAATATAATTCTTGTTCACTCTGCTGTAAATTTTGGGTCGCTGTAGCAGCAATTAAAGATTGCGAGCTAGGTTCTAATAAAGCCAACACCTCCTCGACAGGGCTCCTGTATGTGAGTGCCATGTTATTATATCGTATCTATGGATTCTTGTCTATCTATTATACGATATATTCGGGTGTGTTGTTTACTCCC